GGTTACGTCAATAAGGAGACACACCTCCCCGTACTCCAGTACGAGGCTACCCGAGAAACAATCGTGATTACTTCACGGTTGAAACCTAAACCAGCAGTGATCGATTCATTGATCAAAGAGTACCGACATGCTGAATCCAGAGGTGATTACCTACCGGAGCGGTATCGTCGAGCATTCGAAGGATTGTTATAGGTCCTGGGGTGTACCGTATGTGGTCACCCGTGTGACTGTTAATAACGGACCAGGGATGGTCAGGTTTGTCATGGTTGGTCTTCCGATCGACCATCGTGAGCTACTGAAGATACAGGATGAACTGTACGCTTTAGGGCTCGATGTCCCGTTGCTGGACATCATAAACTGTGGTCTAATGATGCACGACATCTTGGATACCGCGATAGTGCGCAGATGGATGCGCAGCAAGAACCCTATCAAACAACGACTGTTCTTACCGGATCTTGAAAAGACGTCCGACGTGATAAGCAGTCTTTTCTCTGGTCTCATGGCATCATTCAAATTAAATTGCAAAGCCATAGACTATGATAATGGAGAGTTACTGTTGGAGATCTCTCGCGATGTCAAATGGGATGAACTCAATCGTTTTGAACCTAAACGATGAGAAGGCGCTAGGCGAGCCGGGACGAAAGTTACTCGAGCTTGTCAGCGCCCAGGTTTTAGTCTATGCCGCAATCGCATTATTCGTGTTTGAAGAGAGTTACTATGCGGACGACTTACTGGCAAATTATCCAGAACAACACATTACCTTTATAGAGTGGCTGGAGCACTTCGGTGACGCCGCCTCTAAAGAAATTCAAGACTTAAGGACTTTCTATGAAATACCCAATGATGCGTCCGATGCGAGTCCCGGCAGAAATGCTACGCCGTATCAACTCATTCGAGTCGGATATTCGGGCTCAGATGAATACCTCTTTGTCCGAGCGTCCAAGTGTGAAAGTCATCATCACCTTGGAAACGAATGGCGAGTTCTTAACGAAAGCGATGCAGGCATGTCAGGCCACCGGACTTAGCATCGATCAGTTGTTCGAAGTCTTGTCTGAGAACTTCATGGCTCGCCTCAACGACACGTTCCCACTCGCCCCCATGATGGATTCCAAGATGCCATCACAGGCACAGCTGGAAGTCCAAGACAGTATCAGCTCGATTCTCGACGAACTGGAGCGTCAGGCCCAGTTCATTAACCGTAACAACACCGAGAGTCTCAAGATTCTGGAGATTGACAATGATGATGAATGGGCACTCATCGAACTCAAACCCCGCAATGAACCTGACGCTCCCGCTGACGCTGGTGTTACAGTTAGACTCCCGACACGTCGAAAGAACCGACCGGCTCCTGTTGATTCCGGCAATTGAGGCTGCTCTGCGCGGCCTATTGACATCGTCCATCTCTGTTCAGTTTGCTGGCCTTGTCACCTTCTGGCGAGACCTGATCAAAGAGAACATGACCTGCAATGCCATCGACTTGTCGTGGGATAGAACGCTACTAACCGTGGAGGAGGCTTTCGAACCTCTTCTCGAATCTTTAAATGTCTATGTGGAATCTCTGCGCGAATACGGTAAGATTGATAACCTTATCGTGGACGTTCTCGGATTAAATGCAATAGACGGTAGCGTCATAGTGAGGATAAGTGATGGCCGAGACAACAGCCATAATCCACGGCGCCGGGATCTACAAGAATTTCCTAAGCGACCTGTCACAGGTCATGGATCATTCGTACGATATTGACGAGATATTCGTCCATTATCGCGACTGGGTCCGCCGTGGTGAATTGTTTGTCGATGAGTTTGTGATGCCGATGTTCCCTCCCAGCTACAACGGCAAGGAACTTGTCGAGAGTGAAGATTTCATAGCGTTGAGAAATGCTATGATAAACCTGTACTGCGCGCTAGACCACGCCACGCCAGGCATGGACAGACGCAGAGTTTGCCATGCGGCCTATTCGGAAGACGACGAGGCAGTAGTCATCGTTTTGCGTTAAGGGAAATCATGCGAATCATTAGTACTTCTGCGGCAATTGCTGAATTGTTGCCCGAGGTATTTTACGCACTGGACCCCGATGCCCCTCTGGACACTGAGGAGCTTCCAAGGTCGCTGCGGCGATACATCAATAATCTCATCATGGCCGCGTTCTTCTACCGTAGTGTCGACGACATTATCGATAGTGACTGGCTAACCAAGATCAGGCGAGATCCGTCTTTCCTAATGGTCTCCAGATTCCGATGGGTGGAATTGGATGTTATCGATACCGAGGGTACATATATCTTAATCATCGAGGAGAACCAACGATGAGCATCACCGAGTATATCGGGTCTGTCGTCAATTTCGACACGGCAGCCCCAGGGATTCTGGGTACGAACCGACGTAACGTCCAAGTGCTCGCTGTACTGGACATGGACACTGCGGCTATGATGTCCGATGTCCGTGCCCGGCATTCCCAAGTCAAGAACTACATTCAGGATCTCCCTGAAGCGGCCAGTTCCTACAACTACGTGAAGATCCGCTACGGCAACGGCGACATTGAAGTCCTCGGTGTACCGTGGATTAAGTACGAGACCATCGAAGTGATCACCAGTCGCAAATTGGTGATCACTGTGAACAATGTCACTGATACCGTCGAGAACACAGTCAAGCAGGCACTTCTCCAAAATGGCATCGAATTTTCGATTGAGCAGATCGGCATGGTCGAGCAGCAGCAATAGTGGCAGGGTGGTGTTCGGAGCTAATGCCGAGAACACCCTCATCTATCCATTTGATCACCACTTTTTCATGAAGTATGGTGACTTTGTAGAGAAGGTCGGCAACATCGAAGGAATTGTGTATTCTGGAGATGAATGCACTGGCGGCATGATAGACATTCTCACTCCATACACCATCGTCGACATCATGCTCAATGAAGAAAAAGAAGACATGAGTCTGACGACGTCTATTCAAGATACCTTGTACGACGAGTATGAGTACGATCTTGTCAATAAGGTTCTTGACGAGCTGTATCGTTTCTACATGACGTCAGGCAAACCCCATGGTTTCTACGAAATACTGAAGATGGCTGCGATGAATGATAGATTCATCTATCTGAGCGACTTTTTCGGTGTCCGTGAAGAAGATTCGATGATCTATGTCTTGACAGAAAGTGAATAAAAACTAAGGGTGACTCTATTATGAGTCACCCTACTTTATTTTTTCTTTTGTACAGGACACAGCATCGATGGAGAACCCATTCGTACTTCCCAAGGAAGCTTACACGCGTGATCTCGACCTGCTGAAAGGCTATTTCAAGCAGAATGTGTTCTTCCTCCACCGGATGACCGGTCAGTCGGAAGACCAGTGTCTTAAGTTCCTCAGAAAGACCCTGTCTCGTAACGGTCGTTTCCCGATGCAAGACCCGAATATGCTGGTTCTTCGTCAAGACAGTCCGGGCAATCGCGTAAAAGACGAAATGACGCTGCTCAGCTACGTCAAAACCGTTACCGACAGTGACCGTATTCTCTCTCCGTCCATGGTTTGCTACGAAAACCCGAATGTCCTGAAGTCTCCTTCGGCAAAGTTCGTGGAATCGGGCATCGCTGGCCGTAAGAAAGCCAAGAACGAGATGTTCATGGCCCAGGTAGCCGAAGATAAGGTCCTGGAAAAGATCAAAGACGCCGAGCAGAACGCCAAGAAGATTGCGATTAACTCGCTGTCGGGTATGCATGGCTTCACCGGCAACATTCTGTACGTAAAATCGGGTCACTCGAGCCTGACTTCCATGTGTCGTTCGGCTACTGGGTATGGTAACGCCAACAACGAGAAGCTTTTGGCAGGTTCTCGTCATTATCACTCGCCCAAAATCACAGTCGCCAACATGGCGGCGCTGGTTACCAGCCAACCTCACGCCGAATTCGAAGCCGCCATGCAAAAATGTGGCTTTGTCTACCCGAATGTTGAGCAAACTGCTGAATGTATCCGTCGCAGCACTGACCTTTACTGGCGAAACCCTGCTCAATTCCAGAAGATCGTGGACTTCATTGTCCGCATGACTCCGCTGGAACGTGCCATCGTGGTCTACACGGGCGACCTTTATCACATCACCAAGTACAATGATGAGTTTGTCCGTACGTTCATGGACAAGATCATCAAGTTCGATCCGTCTAAAGACGATACCGTGATCGAAGACCCGAAGAAACTGCTCGACGGTAAGTCAATTGACGACGATACCAAGGTCCTGGCTACTTACCTCAACGCCGATCTGGCCCGTGGTGAGAACTTCGACTCAATGTCCAAGAAGGGAATGAACGAGGCGCTGCTTTATATCGCCCGTACAGCCCTGAATATCCAGAACGTCCTGCAGGAATACTTCGATTTCATCCGTGTCTTCCTGACCCCGGTGCTGTTGGCTCCTACTGTGGCTAACATTAAAGGCATTCTGCGTCGTGTGGTGCTGGCGTCCGACACAGACTCCACCATTTTCACTACTCAGGAATGGGTGACTTGGTATACCGGCAATGATAACCGCACCAAAGAAGGTGACGGCATTTGGTATACCACCACTTACATTGCCTGTCAGTGCATCGTGCACGTCTTGGCCAAGCTGTCGGCTAACATGGGCGTTATCAAGGAAGACCTTCATCGTCTCACCATGAAAAACGAGTACGCATTCCCGGTCTTTACCCTGACCAGTCGTGCAAAACACTACTACGCATTCATGAGCTGTCGTGAAGGTAACGTCTATAAGGACTACGAGATGGAGATCAAGGGCGTGGCCCTACGCTCCTCTACCGTACCTGTGTCGATTATCAAGGCAGCCAAGGGTTTCATGAAAGAGGTCATGAATCGTGCCGACCAGAACAAGCAGTTTACACTCGAAGAGCTGTACCATCGAGTATGGTCACACGAACAAGACATCTACAACTCCATCAAGAACGGGGAGCATAAGTACCTGAAGTCTGTTCAGATTCAGGAATCTTACCCGAACATGAACAAGGAGAACCCGTACCTGGAGAAATCCAACTACAAACACTACCTGATGTGGGAGGAAGTGTTTGCTCCGAAGTACGGCCATGTTGAAAGTCCGCCCTACAGCTGCATTAAGGTACCGTTGGATATCAAGAACAAGACAGACATGACAAATTGGTTTGCCAAAGTGGAGGAAATTGACCCTGACTTCGCTGCGCGACTTAAGCACTACCACATCATGACAGGTCGGGACAAGATCGGTACGCTGTATCTCCCGTACTCTATCCTGGCTGGTATTGGCATGCCTCCAGAAGTCATGGTGATGATCAACGTCCGGCGTCTGACCTATGAAATTCTTGAATCGTTTTACATGATTCTTGAATCGCTAGGAGTGTTCCAAGTAGACAGTAAGTATGTGCGTCTTATCAGCGACATATATACTCCTTCTGGAGAAGTCAATCTGCAGCCAGCCGCCACGGATGCCAACAGCGTGATTGAGGATGATGAAGAAGAGGACTTCCTTTACGAAGAAGAGGAAGAAGACGAACTTTATTGGTAGGGTGTGCGATGGAAACGGACTTCCACCAAGGTATGGCTATCGATGGATGGTAGCGGCATAAGGCATAGAGAGGAGCCCTGTGGCTCCTCTCTATGCTGTCACTCAAGATACTGACGGATATTGCGATCGATGTAGCTGGCAAGGTACTCTGCAACGTCTACAGGGATCTGGTTGACCAGATACTTACCGCTCTCAGCTTCACGCAAACTACGACGAATTCGATTACGATCTGCGTCGTTCTTTGCGTTCTTACTGAGGAAATCGAAACGGAGCAACATTGCAATGCACGGCAAGCGTGCAATGGTCAGCGCCCAGATGGCCTGGTTGGTGTAAGCGATGTCAGGCATCTTGACGACCTGAAGGAGATTGTCCTGTCCGATCACCGGAATGTTGGCCATGATCTCCATGTAGGTGTGTGTCTGAGATGTGAACTTATTTACCACATCCTGGAGGGTCTTCTCCACACGCGGATAGAAATCGGCCAGATAGAACGGCATATCGCTTTCCAGTCTGACGTAATCTTCCTCACCACCTATCAACGAATGAACGGTATTGAGAATGGCCACATCTAGATGGCTGGTCAACATATTGGGGATGATGACCTGAGTCAGGAAGTGAGCTACCGGCTGAACGAAGCCATCGGGCGCGGTGTTGGCTACAGCCATCCGCCAAAGGTGATACTGACAGGCCAGCAGGGGGATGTTGATTTCCACAACTGCTGTAGCGCCTTTAGGTAAACCTTTTATTTCATTGGTACCATCTAGCTCGATAATGCCACATCCACTGATCGGATGGGACAGTACCCGAATGGGGCTCATGTCTTTCCAGTTGAACCAGATCTGACCCGGAGTGATGGATTCGTCTGCAATTGCAATGATGATCTCTTTTACACCCTTGCCGTAGAAGAAGCTATCATTACCTATCCTGCCATGGTGAGCACCATTGCAGAACCCCATCTGCCCAGCCAAGCGATTAACAATGCTGGATACACGAAGATAGTAATCTGGCAGATCACCGTCGAACTTGATATCGATCTGACCGAGGATGCGCTGAAGGATATGGTCGCTCTTCAGATAACCTGGGTTCAGTGCCCGGTAGCGTCGATATTGACCTACCTGTACATTAAGGATCTCTCGCTTAATGTTGTCAAAGGCCATCGTGGCAGTGTTGGTTTGCCGCAGATTAAGGCCTGAATTGAAGAGTGCGTACATGGAAAAGGTTCCATTGTTAATAAGTCTCAAAGGATAGCTAGACTTACAGCCAAACATCATTTCGTGTAAAAAATAACATGTTTACCCCTATTGTATAGGAGATGTGCTCCGGGCAGGGTTGTGACCCTGTCGCCAAGGGAGGGTATTTCCTTTTCCCGTTTTTATCGGTGTACACGCAGTAAAAATAAACCCCAGTACCTGATACGATGAAGCAAGGAATGTAAATTCCATTCGAATTATTCATGTAGATACATTATCAACGTGAATAGTGGAGCAATGCTTCAACGTTCACTAGGCCTAGTGACAAAACCCAAGGAGCTATTTACATGCCCGTCAATGATCCGAACAACGGTCAAGAATCCGTGAACACTGGCGCCGAGCAGCGTCAAGATCGTGCAGCCCCTCAGCAGCAACAGCGTCAGGCCCCGGTGGTTAACTCCATCCTCGACCTGAACCGTCTCCTGGGTGGCGGCATGTCCCGTCGCACCAGCGGTGAACAACTGATCGCCGCCATCGCTGCCTGCAAGTTCTGGTTCTCCGCTGACCGTCAACTGGCCGCCGCCGGTGGCATCGATCTGACCAAGATCCAGGTGATCGGCCTGGAAGCTTCCGAGCACAACGTCGAGGTCTCCTCGGTCATCCTGGCCTACCCGGTCGAGTCCCAGGGCACCCTGCGTGTTCTGACTCACTTCCTGGCCCTGGAATCCAGCCTGGCTGAAGAGAACCAGGTCCGTACCGTCAACCTGAACCATCGCGACTACCCGCTGCCGGTAGTGGTCTCCGACTACATGACCGAGTCCTACATGG